ACAATATACGAATTTCTAAAACCGAATTAGAGAGACACTACGTTGCGGCAGACGAATCATTGCAAAAGGCAGAAGTAATAATGAACGAACAAGAAGGGAAGGTCGATTATCTGAAATCGGTTCTTTCAATGATTGAGAATAGAAGTTTTCATATCAACAATGCAATCAATTGGAGGAAATTTGTTGCAGGGTTAGGGTGATCATGCAAATCATAATGGAAAAAGAGAACGAGGTTTTTCTACGACTTTCTTGTGAGCCTGGGGTGGGGATGGAACTCAATCATTATTTCCGTTTTCATCCAAAGGATTATCAGTTCATGCCGATGTTCCGAAGGAAAAAGTGGGATGGATATGTCTATCTTTATAATATGAACAGTGGTCGAATATATTATGGTCTGAAAAATAAAATACAACGTTTTGCGAGTGATAGAGAATATGAACTCATTGATCGAACAAATGACCCAACCCAACCCCTATCAAATGAGGATTACCTAAAGTTTCTTACATCATTTCCTTGTGAATTTAAATTAAGAGATTATCAAAGTCTCGCTGTTAGACACTCAATAGATAAAAAAAGATGTGTCCTCCTTTCACCAACTGCATCAGGCAAATCCTTTGTTATTTATTACTTGATTCGTTATTATTTTCCACAAAAAACACTAATCATTGTACCAACACTTTCTTTGGTGAGTCAGATGTATTCTGATTTTGAGGCCTATGCGAAGGTGGACAAAACATTTAAGGTCGAAAAATTCGTTCATAAGATCTTTGGTGGTCAAGAAAAAACAACAGACAAACCAATCATAATTTCAACATGGCAATCATTGTATGAATTGGAAAAGAATTTCTTCACCGATTTTAAATTGGTGATAGGTGATGAGGCACATATGTATAAATCCAAATCACTTACTAAAATAATGAAGAATCTGGAAAACACACCTTACCGAATTGGAACGACCGGAACAATAGATGATGTCGAAGTACATGCTCTAATACTAGAAGGCCTTTTTGGTTCAATTAAAAGAGTAACAACCACTAAAGAACTTATCGAGAACAAAACATTATCATCGATATCCATAAAGTGTCTTGTTCTTAGTTACTCTAAAAAGGAACGCATTCTAGTATCAAAACTGAATTATCAAGAAGAGATAGACTTCATAGTAAGTCATTCGGGAAGGAACAAATACATATGCAATCTAGTAAAAGGACTTTCAGGAAATACATTGGTTCTTTTTCAATTGATAGAAAAACATGGTAACATTTTGCATTCAATATTAGAAGAAATTGTTGATTCTTCTAGGAAAATCTTTTTTGTTTATGGAGGAACAGATGCAGACACAAGAGAAAAAGTCAGAGAACTTGTTGAGAAGGAAAAGGATGCTATTATATGTGCAAGTTATGGTGTATACAGTACCGGCATCAACATTAGGAATCTTCACAACATTGTTTTCGCTTCTCCTTCTAAGAGTCGTATTAGAAATTTACAATCGATAGGTAGAGGGCTGAGGAGATCAGACACAAAAGAGAATGCAACTCTTTATGACATTTCAGATGATTTATGTCACAATGGTAAGAAGAATTATACATTAAATCATTTTATGGAACGAGTGAAAATATATACTAGTGAACATTTCCCCTATCAGATATATACTATTTCAATTTAAACGTCCACAGACTTATTATATCAGATCCAATCAGAAAAGTCAAGTTATTTTTTATTCATATTTAACTTGACAAATACGATAAAACTTGTTATACTTATATAATGAACTCAAATAAGAAAGGTATACGATCATGGCACGAAAAAAACAACACTATGTTGACAATGAAAGATTTCTAGAAGTAATGGGTGGTTATCGTGAAAAATTTCTAGAATCAAAAGACAACGAAACGGAAAGACCCATGTTACCAGATTATGCAGGGGAATGCTTTCTTAAAATAGCGGAAAGGTTGTCTTATAGACCCAATTTTATAAATTATGCATTCAGAGAAGAGATGGTAAGTGATGGTATTGAAAATTGTGTAATGTATGCAAGTAATTTTAATCCAGAAAAATCAACAAATCCCTTTGCGTATTTTACTCAAATAATATACTTTGCGTTTTTACGAAGAATCGAAAAAGAAAAAAAACAACTATATATCAAATACAAAAAGATGGAAGAATATAGTTCTTTGGAAGACAATGCGGATATGGGAGGTATGGGGTCATCGGAAACGAAAGCTGCAACTTCTTCTGCCACACCCCTGACAGTCGATAAACAGGCCTCTATTAGGGAATTTATATTCGCATTCGAGGAAAAAAAACGAAAGAAGAAGGAAGTTAAACCTGTCAAGAAAGACGATGATGTCGTTTCGTTTTCTCCCCTGACCGCATTTATGAGAGCTTGTGCATGAAAATTGCTTTGATAACGGACACCCACGCCGGATCGAGAAATGACAGTCTCATATTTGCAGAATATTTTAGAAAGTTTTATGAAAATATATTTTTCCCTACTCTGAAAGAAAGAAGAATTACTGATGTAATTCACTTAGGTGATATGTTTGATAGACGGAAATTCATCAACTATAGAACTCTCAATTCATGGAAAGGGATGTTTTTTGATCCCCTAAAGGAAATGGGTGGAAATGTCAAAATCATAATTGGAAACCATGATTCCTTTTTCAAAAATACTCTCAAGGTTAATTCACCACAAGAACTAACAAAAGGAATGTCTCACGTTACTGTATATGACAAACCCACCGAAGTTTCTTTGACGGATGATCATAAGGTTTTATTTGTGCCGTGGATTTGTGATGATAATGAAAAGGAAACAAAAGAACTCATCGAAAAGACACGAACTAAAGTTGCATTCGGTCATCTTCAGTTAGTGGGAATTGAACAGAATAAAGGTTCTTATAGTATAGATGGATATTCGTTATCGATGTTCAATGCATTTCAACGAGTATTTTCTGGACACTTTCATCATCGTTCTACTACTGGAAATATTACATATCTCGGAAATCCATACGAAATTACATGGAGTGATTATAATGATCCAAGAGGATTTCATATCTATGATACTGAAACAATGGAGGTGGAATTTATCGAAAATCCCTATTCCATGTTTTACAAGATTTATTATAATGATGAGAAAAATGATTATGGTGATTTGTCGAAATATGAAAATTGTTATGTGAAAATCATAATCGAGAATAGGAACAACTCTTATCTATTTCAAATTTTAATGGATAAGTTAGTAGATGTGGGTGTTGGTCATATTTCGATAGTGGACAATCTCTTTGATATAGAAGACATGGGAGACGACATAGAGAATATGGAAGACGTGGAAGATACAATGAGCATAATCAAGAGTTGCGTAGAAAGTTTACAAATCGAAAACAAAGAGTCGTTGAATTTATTAATGCAAAATCTTTATAACGAAGCCTTAATGTCAGAGACAATATGAATATACCAGAAGATAAAACAAAAAATAGAATAGAAGTTGAAATAGATTTGCCCGAGAAAGATCTTCTCAAACTCGCATTACTTGCACACGAAAAAGATATGACTATTAATGATTTTGTCAACGATGTGTTGTCGAGTGGAATTGCAGATGGAAAGTATCAGTCTGAACATAATAAGAACCCCCAACTTTTAAACGAAACTAAATGATTGTGTTCAAAAAGATCTCTTGGAGGAATTTTCTTTCAACTGGAGATGTTCCCACAACTGTCTTTTTTGATAAGTCACCCACAACCCTGATTATTGGAGAAAATGGGGCAGGTAAGTGTTTTTGTAAAAATACTCCTATAAGGTTAAAAAACACCAAAACAGGTGAAATAGTAGAAACCACCATAGGGGAATTTTATGCACGAAATGTCTAAACTTTCTGACCAAGTAACACGAAAATTTACAAATTCCCTTCCTATTTCTGATTGGGAAATTGAAACTGATATGGGATGGTCTCCTATTACACATGTTCATAAAACTATCCCCTATGAAAAGTGGCGGATAGAAACAAAAAGTGGACTGGTGCTGGAATGTGCGGACACCCATATATTATTTGATGAAAATAAGAATGAAATTTTCGTGAAAGATATTTCAATTGGTGATTTTATATCAACCAAGTGTGGTACGGATGAGGTGATAAGTTTACACCGCAGTGATGTTACCGAAAACATGTTTGATCTATCAATCAACTCAAACAATCATCGATTTTACACAAATGGTATATTGTCTCACAATTCAACTATTCTGGATGCGTTGACATTTGGATTGTTTGGAAAACCATTTCGGAATATCAATAAGCCCCAGTTAGTCAATGCAATTAACGAAAAAGAATTGATGGTTGAGATTGATTTTTCTATTGGAAAGAAAAATTTTATAATCCGAAGGGGGGTGAAACCGAATGTGTTTGAAATTTTCCAAAACGGCAAGATGTTCGACCAGACCGCCAATGTTCGGGATTATCAAGATTATTTGGAAAAGGCAATTCTCAAGTTGAATTACAAATCATTTACTCAAATAGTTCTTCTTGGAAATTCATCATTTGAACCATTCATGCAATTGAAGCAGTCGGATCGTCGGGCCATTGTAGAAGATCTTCTGGACATTCAGATTTTTTCTTCCATGAATATGATTCTCAAACAGAAGAATTCGGAATTGAAGGGAGAAGTTCAACAAAACGAAAATCAGAGAAAATTGAATGAATCCCAAACAAAAATGCAACAAGCATATATTGAACGATTGAAACAGGATAACGAATCAATTATTTTTGACAAAAACCAAGACATCAACAATTTCAAAAAACAAAAAAAATCTGATGTTGGTACTTTGAATGGTCTCCAAGAACAAATCATTGCCTTGGGTGATAAGATGTTGTTGGAAGATGTTGTTGTGAAAAAATCTTCCGAATTTGGAACTCTTCAAAATAAAATTGATGTCAAGCTAGACCAAGAACAAAAAGAACTTAAATTCTACCAAACCAATTCAACGTGTTCGCAATGTAAACAAGATATTGATGTTGTATTCAAAAAAGAACGGATCACTGACATATCTAGGGGGATCGATGAAAAGAAAGATGGGCTCGATAAAATTGTATCGGAAATTGACATTTTGGAACAACAATTGGAAGAGTTTCGATCTGTCGGTCGAGAGATTACAGAGAAGAACAAAAATCTNGCAGGAATAGAATCTAAAATTCAATCTATCGATTCTAACATAGAACGAACACAGAAAGAAATTGAAAAATTACAAGAGAAAAAAGAACTTGATAGTATAGAGGAAAATAATTTGCAGTCGTTACAGGGAGATCTGAGAACTTTAGAGGGTCAATATCAGGGGTTATGTGAGACAAAGAGGGAATATGAATATGCAAATGAACTGTTGAGAGATACAGGAATAAAGACAAAAATCATTCGACAATATGTACCCATAATCAACAAGTATGTGAATAAGTATCTGAATGAACTTGATTTTCTCATTAACTTTACGATTGATGAGAATTTCAACGAAACGATACAATCTCAATATCGTGATGAGTTTTCTTATGCTTCTTTTTCCGAAGGTGAGAAGATGAGAATTGATCTTGCGTTGTTATTCACATGGCGCATGGTTGCAAAACTCAAGAATAGTGTGAATACTAATCTTCTGATTTTGGATGAAGTATTCGATTCATCGTTGGATGCAGAAGGAACAGAGGCATTTTTAAAAATCATTAATACATTAGATGCAGATACTAATGTGTTTGTGATTTCACACAAGGGAGAAATTCTTTTTGATAAATTTTTAAGCACAATCAAATTCATGAAAGAGAAACAATTTAGTAAAATAGAGGTCGGATGAGTGA